CGACTTCCTTCCCCCCACCGCTGGCATCCAGGTACGGTGACAGCGCACGGTTCGGCAGATGGATCCATACGGAGAATTTCGGCAGTTCCCCCTTCCCTGATTCATCGAGTTGCCCGACACCACAAGCTGCTTTCAGGTACGTATGCCCATTCCATGCGATGTCTGCATTGTTGGCCGTGAGGTAGTGCGTGCCGCCACCACGCGGCCAGTAAATCTCGAACAAATGCACCCATGGATCTGACGATAATATCCTGTTTTTGACTGGAATAAGTGTTGCTGGAAACGACATTTTAGACTTCCTCCAATGTGAACGAAGAAGACCAGTAGGGGGAATTGTATCTCGTTGATGGGCGCTGGACGAATCTCACCGTGTAAGTACCGCCAGCCTTCGGAACAGTGAAGTCGAAAGACGCGAAAGTTCCATAGGTATTAATGAATGTGGTCCAGGTCGCGTAGTCGGTTACGCCAATGTAATCGAGATTAGCGGTCCAAGCTCTCGTGTTCCTGGTTGTGCGCCTCCACGTAACTACATACCCAGCGTCGGTCGGAGATTTGACGTCGTTAGCATTTGCTGATGTACTGGGAATTTCCCCACAAGAAGTAATTTTAGCCGAAGTGAACGTCGGAAAAGCTGCCATTTTTTACCTCACAAGTTGGCTAAGAGCACCATGGCGGTTAATGTTCCCCAACACGACGTCAACAATCATCCCTTCGATATCGGAATAGCTGGTGCTAACTTCCGCCTTTTCAGCACCCTGTCCGATCAGATTCACAGTAACTTGAGGTTGGGAAGAACCACCGGGGGTAATTCCCCCATAAGCCATCGTGGTAGGCGCCACCGAGCTCTTCGTTGGCGACGAAGTCGAGTATAACCCAAGACCTATTTTGAGCGCGTTCATAGCTCTCTCAACCAGCACCATCTTGAGAAGAGCTTTCATGAGTTCAGAGTACAGGGTCTTGAAAAAGTCCTTCACGGAAGCTTTGCCGTCAACAAATGAGTCAACGAAACCATCCATTGAACTTTGCAATGTATCAAGCGCAGTAAGTTCCATTTTCCCGTAGGTGGTGACCTCTTTTGATATCCTGAGTTTCCGGTATTTATCAGCCGCATCTCTGGCTTTTTTTATCTTATCGGTAAGCTCTTCCCATCGATCGACTTCGGCATTTATCCCAGACAGATCCTCAAGACCTTGTAACGACTCCATGATATTCTCATGAGCTTTCGATGCAGCTTGTTCAAGATCGCGTAACCTAGCCAATGTCAATTCGTATTGGTCATTGATCGATGCAGATGATTTGAGATCTTCTGGCGCTTGATATTGCGCCATGGCGTTGTTCTGTTTCCGCATGAAGTCTTCGATCCGTTCGCCGGCATCGCGGAAGACATTCTTTAATTTCTCAAGACGCTCGATCTCTTCATTAGTATTCCGCTTCACGTAGCCATGCAGCGCACGTTCTTGTCGATCAATCTCCATGCGGATATCGATGACAAGTTTCTCCATCTGTCCCAGGCTTTTGAGATCATCATCACTGATAGTATCGCCATAAGCCTTCTTGAACTGGCCAAGTTGGGAGACAATCCCATCCACTTCGGCTTGATACTGCTCGATGGTTTCCTTACGCATGTGGACAGCAGACGCCATTTCTCTCTGGAAACCCTTGAGCCCTGCGATTGCCTCTTGGAAGTCGAGACGTTTTGTTTCAAGTTGGACCTTATGGAGTTCGTCGCTCAATTGCCTGTACAATACATAGAGAGAGTTGTTTTTAAGCGATTCAGCCTCAGCGGCTTCTAGTGCGGCCTGCTTGCTCTGCGCAAACTCTTTTTGTTTTGCTTCCTCACCGTCCAGAACAACCGAACTCATTTGCTCCTGTTCGCGTAGCAAGGCCATATAAGCCTTAGCTGCATCACGGTAGTAAACCGACTCTCCAGACCTTAGTGTAACCAACACTTTCCCATGCCGTTCGATCTCCTGCTGGAGACTCAGATAAGCATCAGCTTGTGCTGTGGTATCATTGTTGAATTGTGATACGGCATGGTTAGCTTTCAATACCTGGTTGTAATCGTCGAGCGCGAACGGTTTCTTAACAACCTTCGAGAAGTTTTCATTCATAGCAATGAATTCTTCTTGGAACTCGCTGGTGTAAAATAGAAGGTCCTGGTAGTAGCGTTTCAGATCGAACTTAAGACTCTCATTGATCAACCCCCTGTTCATCCCGGGATCGAGTCTGCGAGCTTCTTCTTGTCTACGCTGTGCAGCGCCGGAAAGATCCTCGGTCAGGACGGACTGCATACGTGGGCCGGAATTTTTGAATACATCATCAGCGAGTTGCAACGCACCGGTGATTGCTGCAATCGCGATCCCAGTTTTCTTACCAAACAACATCCACCCAACAATCCCATATTCGGCCCAGTCGGGGATGCTGTTCAGGATGTTGATGGAGTGTTGGATGGTGTTGTTGTATACTTTTATGCCGTTCACAACGTCTTTGAAATAGTTCACGAGATTCGCCATTGTCTGGTTCTTGGCGAACTTCTCGATGCTGGCGACGAACTTCCGTAACCAGTCCTTGAACGGAATATTAACGTCGATCCCGAGCTGCCTGATTATCTCCACGAAAGCATTGCTAATGCGCTCTATTATGGTGCTGAACTCCCCGCTGCTAACCATCTGGTTGATATCGAACATCATACCATTAACGAATTTCGAGAAGACTTCTGGCGCTTCCGAACTAGCAATTGCAGATGCGAGGAGTTCGGGAATTGTTGCTAGACTTTGGTACACCCTATAGAGGTCGTTTTTAGATTCCTCTATGTATCCAGAATAATTATCCTTTACGTACTTGAACAGTGAAGTGATCACTTGCTGGAAGGTGATCTTCTGCTTCCTGAATTCCTCCATCAACTTCACAGAACTTACGCCCATAGCGTAACGCATTGCAGTCCACAACACCGGAATCTTCTCATTGAGTTCCTTAAAAGCGTCGTCCATACCGACATTGAGAATCCCCCACATGGTGGTCATGCGTGCGGTGACTTCCGAGAAGGCTTCTGGGCTGACCCGACCGATCGATTGCAAATACCCAATAAGAGACTTGATCCCATCGATCCCTGGTTTAATCCCAACAGATTCCAGGCTAATCATGGACCGTTCGAGATTCGCGATTCCAACGGTTGACGAGCCAACTTCGTTAATCTGCCGTTTCACCTCATCGAACTGTTCCGCGTCTGTATAGATCCTTGCTAGAGACCGATGCAGTAACTGAAATTGTGCTATCGCCGAGGTGGCATCATGGACCAAATTCTTAAAGAAACCGGTAACCTTGTAGAGGATGAACAACCCTATGAAACCACGCGCGTACTCTGTCAGCCGCTCGATCTCCCTACCAGCGGCACGGAACCCATTACGCAACTCGTTCCATCCATATCTGGTTTTGTCCATGAGTACCTGGAGCTTGCGGATCTCCTGGACTATGGCTTGTACATGTCCACCCTCTTTCACATCGAGAGTCACTTCAAGTTTCTGGGTGGTGATTCCGATGCTCATTTCATTACGCTCCCGAAGGTCAACTGCTGGGTGTAATGGAGGTCCAATAGAGATAGGTCGGACCAACCAGTTGCATCGAGGTAAATAGCGTCAATCTGGAATCCGACCTTGATCATGAGTAACAACTTGAACAGGTTCGCGATGTAAGGGTTCTGCACCTTGTCTCTCAACTTGCAAGTCTCACAGAGAACATCCAGGTGTTCACCAGAGCTGGCCAGGCATTCCCCCATCTTCTTCTCGTTGCAGATATCCCCACTCAAAAACGCCTCGATTTCTTCGTCGATTGACCCTTCGCATACGTATACGACTTCTAGCCCAAAGGGTCCATCATATCTTCCGTCTCAATTGACGCCCCCGCAAAAAAACGGTTCCCAATTGGTGCAAGAATCTCTGGAGCATTCTCAAGAAGGATCTCGCGCCAGTTCTCGCGGTATCCAGAGTTGTCCGGTTCTGACGAGAGAGGACGGTCCTCATAAGCAATCGTCTCCGACTTGATTCCTTCGAGAATCGTAACCGCGCTCTTTGCGTTGTGCAGGAATGTGTTCGCGACGATGTTTTTCCCGCCTCTCTTGAACATTTCGGCGAGATACTTGGACACCTCCTTTGCGGTGGGGATTCTGACCAGAAAGGAATGCGTATCGTCACAAAACGGGTCCTTGATATTCACTACGACAGTCTGCCCTTTTACGCCAATCTCCCTCATAAAACCTCCTTACGATGTCATGATTAGAAAGTCAGAATCGTTACCGGTACACACAAAGTTCAGCGTGTACGCAACACGTCCGTCGATATCTTCATAAGGTGCTGATTCGAGTTGGGCCTCTGGGATCACAAGATGCACACGGTTCCCATTCGCACTACCGACAGACCAACTCACCGGGGTCAGAGTTCCGGCAGTTATAATATTCTGCGGGTTGAAGTTGCTCAGAGTGTCAACATCAAGCGTCAAGGAAAGTTTCGCATCGCGTTTGGTAATGCTGATCGCAGAAAGTCCGTCGGAATCCTGCATGTCCTCCTTAGCGACTACATTGAGCCCAGAATCAAGGCTGGCTTTACTCACACCGACTGGAGTGAAATTACCAATCTTCATTCCAGCAGATACACAAAGCGGTGGTTGGTGCAATGCGTAGACAGGGTTGGTCGGATTCACCATGTCGGTAGGCATAACCATTAACCCAGTCATCTGAAATTTCGCAGAAGGAAACGCTCCACTAGTGAAATCTAGAGAGAACGAACCACGAGCACTGGTAACCTTGTGCAGGATACCGTCCATATAGTAGTAAATGTCGCATCCTCTCTGCAAACTTTCGTCTGAAGTCGGATAATACCCATATCGGAGAGAACTTGCTCCCCATGAGGTTGTGGTATTGTCAGAGAGGCTACCTGTAAGAGTCTCGGAACTTGTGAACGTACCAGTAGCCGCCTTGAGAAAGAGATACATATTTGTGAACCCGGCCAGGATCCCATGGTTCAAGGTACCAGTGATAGTTTCGCCAATGGTAAAACCAAGACCATCACTAACCGGGATTACGGTGATGCTGGCACCGATCATTGAACAAGACTGCGTTAGCGGGTCAAAGTACGGAATAGCAACGGGATCAACAGCGTTATCCGCGCCTTTGAGTTCCACGGTTACTCCAATGGTTTGGCGCCGGCTGCTCACAACAAACCCGGAATTGCTAAATGATGCACGCATAAATTCGCGTTGCGTAGTCTTCGAGTCGAAGCTGAAGTCAGGAGCCAAGCACAATATGGCATTTGCTCCCGTAGGGACCACCGGAGTGCCATATGTAGTCTGCAACTTAGCAAGGATGACTGATCTTCTAGTGTATTTTGTAGACATGCTTTACCCCCCCCAGTTAAATCGTGATCCTGAATGACGTAGTGAACACGATCTTCACCACGCTTGTCAATTCATCACCACTTTGGGCTTCTTCTTTCACCGGGTTCATCGGGGAAATATCAAGACCAAAGTCCTGGTATGCAATGGTATTCCAGAGATTTGCCAAGAGTTCATAATAGCCCTGGGTGTACAAGTTGCCGCCGGAAGCGGTTGTAGTCGCACTTCCGGTTATTGCCAGAAGGTTTTGTACGATGAGCACGGAGAACTGAGCATTTACGACGCATAAACCATTCAGCGAATTTGGGTCGAAGGTGGAGCCATCATAACTCACGAACGCAGATGGAGTAATGGCCCTGAGTTTCTCCCAGTCCACGGCGATGTAATCAGCGATTGAGGCGACCATCTTCATTTCAGGCATCTCGGCCGATATCTTATCGATAATGGCTTGTTCGATATCGCTGAACTGGGTGCTAGTCCTCATCTGGACCCTCAAAGATCTTCGAGAAGGTAAAAGCAGTCGCCTTAGCGTAGGCGTGGGCCAATTGGACTGGACCGTTGTCTGGGAGACCGAGGTGGAACCGTTCCTTCACGGTCATCATCCGCTTGTGCGCGCGCACAGTGACTGGTGCGCTGGTCAAGTTGTCATGCCTCTGGTACTCATCAACGCTGACTAACCCGTGGAACCCAGTCAGAGTTCGGTACTCCCAATCCTTGAAGAAATAGATCAACCGGCATTTGCGTGGTTCGGTTATCGACCGGGCGCTTTTAAAAGCTTTTAACATTGGATGAGGTTCACCGTTTTTAGTCTTTCCAGCCTTGCCATAAAACTGCTTCAAGTTCTCTATTTTAGCCCAGGTCACCCAACATTTGAACATCGCTGGGGCCACACGTTTGTTGATGGTGCTGATGTTTAAGAATGCCGAGAGATTTCGAATCTTCCTTGGGAGATAATTGTATTTCATGCGCCCATGGATGACTGTCGCAAGCCACATCTTCATGCAGAAGTCGTTGAGGTCGGATTCCTGGAACATCATCCGGAAACCTTCTCCGGGCTTACCTTTCAGGAACACCGAGGACCCAACACTCTCATCGATGTAGGGTTTGCTCTTTTTCTTCTTCTTGAATGGGTTAGTAAACATCGAGCATATCCCTCACCAGGTCTTCGGTGCGAGCAAAGTACACAGGGGCTCCAGAGGCAACTGTGCTCTCGAGATCGATCTTTTCTGGGTGATTGGCACAGAACGACAGGAAGTTCATCGCATCGCTATAGCGTTCTTGCCATACTTCGGGAACGGTCATGCTCCTAATGAACAACAAATAGATAGCAATATCAGTGTTCACTGAGACAAGGACTGGCGGGTATGGTTCCGAAAGCGGGAGTTGGATAGACTCACCGACATACGCATCGATTACCGAGGCGGCTTTCGAGATTGCGGTGCCGATGTAATCCTCATCCAAGCTCCCGCTTTGAAGCGGGTCGGCAATCTGGAGCAGCAAATCGGAGTTGAGTTCTTCTTGGATGTTGGAGGTTGTGCAATAGCCCGCCATATCGGAGACTCCATGCCACGTCGCTTCATCTGAAGCGACGTGGCGATTGGGGTTACACCAGGGTCATTACGGATGCGCGAACGACCGCATCCGGGCGTTGCACAACCGGGCAAGGACGGCCCTCGCACTTGATCCAAGTCCCGGAAGGGTCTTCTACTTGCCAGCTTTTAGCGAAGAACATCTGGCTTCTTCCGCTAGAACTCACATTCCCGACACCATTTGGTGCGGCGGAGTCGATCACTGGCGCATACGGAGTATCGAACACATCGTCTCCATCGCCGACCAAAACCACCTCATTGGGAGCGATGAAGTATTGGGTAGCGCCGCTGGCATCAACGAAGGTTTTATTGTATTCCTCCAAGGTCACACCGGCGATGGTAATGATCCGTCCGGTTTCGAGCACTTCAAGGCCCTTGGAGTACGTGATCAAATCGCGTACCGAATGGATCATGAGCATCTTATCCATTGCCTGCCATCCGATATAGGCGTGCCAGGAAGTAACATTATGCCCAGAATCAGATTCAATCAGTCGCTTCCAATCACGGAAGTTATTGATTGGGTTCGCGGTGGTTGGTGCGGTCCAGAGGTCAACACCAGACAGGGTAACGGTGTGATCACTATCGAGGCCAAAGTTAATGAGCTGAGTGCTCATATCGGCGTCATAGATGATCCCACGCAGTGCTCTGGATGCCCAGAACTCCAAGGTGCGATCGAACTTTGCCCGCATATCGGTCAGTTCGCGGTTGAGCATTGTTTTCATCAACTGGACCGAGAGTTGGCTCCCAAATGCACGAACGGCGTTGAGTTCGGCCGCATTGATCAGACGTTTCTCGGCGAGTCTAGGGGCTTGCAGAGTGACGGTCCTACGGCCAGTTTTATTGCCGATGGTTGCGGGCGCGTAGACGGAGAGATTCGCAAGAATGGATTCGCTCCCAGTGATCACGTCAAATGCCAACCGATCAGTGGGTTCCATGTGTTCATGTTTGCGAAACAGTCGGTCGTAAATGACTGTTGAAGCAGGGCGCATCGCATTGATTGCTGCAGTAAGAGTCCTCGTAAGAAAGAGATTATCCATTGCGTCCTCCCGTTATTTAGCGATGATGCCCATCGCTCGAAGTTGATTAGTTGCAGTGATGATTTGAGCGTCAGTGATTCCAGCGGGCCAAACCAGATCAGCCAGCGCTACCTCGCCGGACATCAGGACCACCGCTGACTCGGCCGCGGAAGTTGCGTCAACCGCTCCGACAAGCACGCAGTATGCTTCATCCTGATCAGGATCAACAAGATCGAGTTTCACGTAAGTTTTATCGGTCGCATCCATTGCGAGAACCTGTCCACGCAGACAAGCACCTTCTCCGCTTGCGATCGAGATCGTTTTGAGCGCCTTGTAATCCCCTGCGAAAAGCTGGGAATCGATGGTCTCAGTTGTGCTGGTTACACCATAAGCCGCCATTTCTGTCCTCCGTTAATCAGAAAAGATGTTAGCAATCTCAAGACCAAGTTTATCAGTATCGATCTCTTGTGGTTTCATTGCCTTCTCCGGGTCGAGTTTAATTCCAAGATCGATCCTGGGTGACACCATTTTGCAGAAACCGAAGAAGGTATCGACAACCTGTTGGTCCCATCCGGAGATGGTATGGATCACCTGGTCAGTAAAGAAAGCCGGGACGGCGATACCGGCCTTGACCAAGGATTCCGCTTCAGCTTTGACCTTAGCCTCTGTCGCAGTGTACTTGGTGGCTGCCAATTCAGCTTTCAGCCTCTCGATTTCCAGGTTCTTCAACTTCAATTCCTCATCCATGGCTTCCTCCATTCCATTCTGATTCACCAATTCACTCAACCACGCGAGTGCATCGAGACGAGAACCAGTCCGATCGATCAACTTGCGTTCGAGTGCTTCATTCGCATCGAAGATTTGGCTCTCATCGGCCGCTTCTTTAGCGGTTTCGATTGTGAGACCACGTCCAGTTGCGACGGCTTCGACAAAGACTTCGAAGGTTGCATCGAGTTCTTTTCCGAGACTGGCCATCGCGATCTCCGAGATTGGTTCGATTGGGTTCACTTCGGCCTTGCGTCCTTTACGGCGTAGAATGGTGGCATCGATTCCGAAGTGTTCTAGCATCTTCCTCATATCATAATGGACGTAGAGAACCCCGATGGACCCAACCGATGCAGTCCGGTGTGCGATAATCCCGGTACTTTGGGAAGCGATCCAATACGCAGCCGAGAAAGCACCATTTGGGATGTAACTGACAACCGGCACTGAGGCGGCAAATTCACGCAAAAAATCGCCGAACTCAGAGACCCCTGCCGCATACCCACCGCCGGAGTCGATCTCAAGAAATACGCCCCGAACCCCCCTCCCAGCGGCCGATTTCAGATCATTCTGGAGACAGTTCAGGTATTCAGGAGTGATGGTTCCAGAGATTCCGAACCCGACCAGGTTGTCATTGGTCTTCAGTTTCAGGCTGGTCGGTTGGTGTTTCTGATTTGGGTCCAGACTGGTCATCATCTGGAGGTGTCGTTCCGACATCGCCATCAGGATCATCGGATTCTGGTTCACTTGTACCTCCTTGCGGTTCCGGTTTGGTGAGGGTGAACTCATCTTGTCGGAAGTTATAGTTACGTTCGTAGTAGACCTGTGTAAACCGAACTCCCATTCGTTGCAATAGGACATCACGTTGTGCGAGGTCGAGACGAACGTCGGAGTCTTCCACGAATGTGAAAATCGGGCCGGTTGGATCACCGAAATTAAGCAAACAAATCAATGAGATCAACTCATTGAGTGCACGGATCACAAGTTTCTTATCAAAATCGCAGACTTCTTGGCGGACGCTCAAGTGTGCGCTAGCTGCTGCGTAGGCGCCCTTATCGCCGATTTCCGTAGTGAGGGTTTGGGAGAGAACGGCCTTGGAGATTTCAGCGTTGGAGAACTCGAGCATTTTGTAAAAGAGGTCGGTGGTGGCGTTTTTATCATTGATTTTGAGGGTATCGACTTCCTGGTCGGTATCGATAACGGCCACGGCGTCTTGGAGCATATTGGTAAGCATGTCGAGGATTTCGGCACGGCGTTCGTCGGTGGTATTTTTAGGAACTTTACCGATGATCCAGGGGACTCCGTACTTTTCCATGTACAGCATCCAGAATCGGGTTCCAGAGCGTTTGAAGGTAACGGGCCAGAAGCAGCGGGACAGGAGTCGTTTGCCGTATGGGTTTTCGAAGCTTGGGAAGTGTCGAGCGATGATGAATTTCCATTTTGGGAGAATGATCCCGTTGGGTTCGCCCTCTGCGAGAAAGCGGAGTTGGTTTTCGGTGTCGAATTCGAACCAATAATTCGGGCGTTGTTCGATGATGTCTGGGACGATCCATTTTCCATCGAATTTCCACACGATTTCGAGAGCTGAGAAGCCATAAAGGGGAGCATCTAGGAGCCAGGAAACGATGTTGTAGATGTCGAGTTTAGCGAAGATCGGATCGATGATTTTGGCTGTAGATTCAGTGCTTTTGGGGTACTCCATGCGCCATTCGGAGCTAAGGACCCCGGACTTTCGAGACTGGACGCAGGCCCAGACGTGTGGATCGGAAAGGAGGTTCTCGAAAATCTGTGAAGTTTCGCCGGTGGAGGTAAAGATGAAGTCAATATCGGGCATGAGCCCGAAGAACGAGTTGGTTTCACCCGCGGTTGCGCGGTCCGAGAAGGTTCTAGAAAGAGCCCGGAGTTCGGTTTTGGAGGGTTTCAATGGTAGGCTCCGATGAATCCTGGGTTTGAGGGTTGGAAGTTGGGGTATTGGTTTTTGTCGAAACAGTCGCCGAAATCTCGGACCCTTCTGGTGATGATATCATGGAATGGGGGTTCGTAGTGTTTTGCAGCGAGGGCGACCAGGGCGAGAGCCCAGAACCGGTCGGAGTGGCCGTCGTCGGTGTGTTCAGCGAAGAAGGTAACGGATCCAGCGCGGTTTGCGGATCTACGAACGGCGAAAAGGTCCGCGCGGATTTTGCGATCTTGTGGGATGGCGATTTTCCCGTCCTCGAAAAGGGTTCTGAGGGTGTTGGCCATTTCGAGTTTTGAATTTTTAGAAAAGCGGATTGGGTGAATGAGGTCTCCGTAGTGTTCTTGGAGTTGTTCAGAGAATTGCATGCCGATTCCGGTGGAGTCGATGAAAACGGAAGCTGGTTTGGTGAAGTCGATGCGTTGGTGGAGGATTCGATTTTGGGTTGCGAATCGTTCACTTTGGAGAACGGTAAGGTTGTGGTGGACGATGGTTTGGGTTGATTCTTGGAAGTCGAATTCCCAGATGGTAGTGAGGTCGCGTTTGCGGCCGATATCGATGCCGATGAGGGTTTTGGGTGGGGGTTCGGCTTCCGGGTTGGAGACTTTGAGGTCGGAAGTTTCGGCTTGGAGAATGAGGTCCATTGGGATGAAGGCGTGGGATTCATCGATGAAAAGGCAAAGGTATTCCTGTTGCCAGGCGAGGTCGTCATCGAGGGAAGCGCGGAGGGTTTCCGGGTTGGTTGGGTGGCCTTCGGAGTCGAAAATGACGAGGCCTTGGGATACGGCCTGGTTGATGTCGGTAAAGTGGCGGGAGAAGTTGCCGGCGTTGGTCCAGAGGTCGTAGAGTTTAGAATTGCGACCGTTGGGGGTTGAGATAATGCGGATTTTAAAGCCTCTAGTGATGGTTGGGAAGATGGCCTTCCAGATTTCCCGATCGTGTTGGTGGAAGCCGAACTCATCGAGAACGAGGTTGGCGGAGTGGCCTCGTGCGGTTGCTGGGTTCGCGGGAAGGCCGATGATTCTGGAGCCATTGCGGAGGGTAATTTCGAGTTGGTTAAATTTTGCACCGGATACTGGGTCGGAAAGTTCAGTGGAGTCGAGGTGGTAGGCGGCGTTTGCGGCCTGGATGGCATCGAGGTGGAGTTTAGCTTTGGAGATGACTTCACGAGTTTGTCGTTCGCCGGCGGAAAGAAAGACCCAATCGGTACGGTGGTGGACAGCGTCAATAACGGCTTCAAGGGCGGCGACGAAGGATTTCCCACCTTGTCGGCACATGATTCCGATTTTAAAGCGGCTTGGGTCTTGGACCCAAGCTTGTTGGTACTCAGTAAGTTGAACTAGTGGGGGGTGTGGAGGTTTGGTTTTGGATTTGGATTTGGGTTGGCGGATTGTGGTCAATTGACTTCGGTTCCTTGGTTGGAGCGGATGCCGTAGAGATTTTCGATGAGGTCTCGCATGGCTTTGGGTTCCTGGTCGGTGGATTTGGGTTTGGAACCGACGACTCCGAGAATCTGGTCCAGTGGGAGGGACTGGAACAGCTTCGCGAGCTCTTGGATCCGGATCTCAGTAGAGCCGGACTCGATCCCATGGGCCAATCTAGCGACGGTAAGAACCAACAACCCTTGAATTAGGGCCAATGGAGGAAATCGCCTTGCAGCATCCACCAGGCGATCCAGGGTTTCCAGGCGAAGTTCCAGATCCGTTTGGGACTGTAAGGAACCTAGAACCGATTCCAGAGCTTTCGGACTCAAACCCTCGGACTCAGCCCACTCCTTCAGGGCATCCGGATCTCCATCCAAAGACTTCACTACCGCCAACTTCCGCTTCCCCAACCTCATCCTACACCCCCCTAAGGACAGAGTTATCACCAAAATCGTGGTTTGCTACAGGCTCGGGTGATCTTGCGAGCGAAGCGAGCTTGCTGAGCGGGGTTTCAAACGGATTCGTTAATCTGCTCAACATTCGCTGTACCGTTTGAGACACCACACTCAAAAGCCTACTACAATCTACTAATAACATCAAGAAACATGAAAAACAACTGAATTAAAGCAAATCTAACAGCGAGAAGAACTTGTACTCAAGTTGTTCTCGCACTCTAGGTGGCTAAGTCGATCACACACTGGATGACAAACTCTCTAGGCGAGCGTTTCTATAGGGGATACTTGCCCTGATCAACAGCGGCTAGGCCTTTATACAGGGGTAAAAAGTGGCTGTCAAGAGAAAAATGCATTTGAGGCAAAAAAAGCCTAAAAACACATTGAAACCACACAGTTACCCAAAAATGGTCGGATTGAATATAATCAATAGGTTAGGTGGGGGGTCTGAAATTACTATAGAAAACGATGGATTGATAAACGGTGCCGAAAACGAAAGGTTGCACACACCTGAACGCTCGGTTCAGAATTGCGGTTGACGGCTCCGCAGTCAACCACAATTCTGGTCGATGGCCTAAATTAAAATTTTTGAAATTTTTCTGGTCATCAGCAAAACCAAAAACCTCAGACTCGGTATTCCATCCTAACCCGTCAAGGGAAATCAGAAAACCTCATAAATCCGTCGAGGGGATAGTACGGGACCCCCCCCTCTCA